GCCGCGGCATTCCAACAAGTCGTTAGGTGGCATTTGGGGATGGAATCTGGCCTGCTCCCATTCGCTGCCAAACGCAACAATACCATTCAGCGCCTGGCAGGTTGAGCAATGCTGTTCAGTTTTTCCCAAAATCCACTTTAGGCGCTTCTTGCTCCCAAATTGCACGTGCGCCCGGTTGACGGTTTCCTTCCACCTATTCGCCCATAAATCCACCCGGCTGCCGAATTGCTTCTGAAAATCCTCTGGCGTCATTTCGTCATCGTGCGCCTGGGCAATATCTCCGGCGATGCGTTCCACGAATTGATTTTCATTTTCGATTATGGTGTTCAGGATAACCATGTCGTCGCTGGTCATTTCGTCTGGCTTGACTCCAACTTCATCAGCGCCCTGATTCCACGCCTCGGTGAGTTGTACGTCAATCGACCGCACAAACGAGGAGACAAAGTTAGCATCTCTTCCGCCGTTATACAGGCGATTGGCTGTACCCCAAAGGCGGGCGCGGTATTCGTCATAAGTCTTGACGGCTTCCAGCGCGCCAACAATCCGCTTTACGGCGTTGACCAGGTTGGCGCGGGCTGCGGCGCGGTTGGTCATGCGGTACGCTCCAATAGGTCATTGGCGCGCTTGAGTTCCGCGGCCAGCGCCATCATCGGGTCTGCCTTATCCTGTGCGAATATCGCCTTTACCGCTTCCGGCGTCTTTGCATCCTTGAGCGCTTCGGCAATGCGCTCATTTTCAAGAGATGGGATCACCTCGCTTTCGAATGGGCATACCGCCGCGCCGCGCTCCTTCAGTCGCTTGAGCGCCTTCGTCTGCCAGCGGGATAGGTCGGATTGGATAGAGTTGGGATCAATAGATTTGTCGTAATTGCGACTATTCACAAATTCCGCCAGGTCGTTGGATTCCTTTAGCTTTCGCAATTCATCTGGTGTCATTGGGTGGTCGCGAGCTTTTTCAAGACCAGAATTATTGCTTTGTAATGTCTGAATCTCTCTAAGGTGTTCTACTTTTTCTCTTCGCTGGAACATATCAGATTCATCGAGAGTGTCCGCCGTGGCTTGGTGACTCGCTATTAGATCGTTGTTTTTAGCTATAATGGCATTGATCTTATTTTTTTCTTCTCCGGGAATCGGCTTTAGACTATTTTTTATTTTTACACGATGCGCCTCTATTTCATCATGTACCTCGCGAGGAACGGCAACTAAAGTTTTCGGCGTTCCGGGTGGGGTGTCAGTTAGTTGTACAACGTGTTGAGGTTTCCCTGATGCGTCTAATCCGCTTACTCCTGCGTGAATTGCAGGATGCTCAACACCATCAATTTTTACAGTGAGTCCATTTGCCTCCCCGCGCGAATGGTCAGCAGATAACTCGATCTTTTTTCCTTTTTTGGATACCCACCCTTTCGTTATTTTTTCTGCCCCACCACCTCCGCTCCCACCTCCTCCACTCGAAAACTCCCCGCTCGATGAGTCGTGATTTTCGTTATACTTCGCTGCGGGATTGGCAACCGGCCAATTACTGACCGGGATAGACGCGGGGGGGTTGGCATCCATGGTCACTGGCGCGGGGGCAGGAGCAACCGGCGCGGGGGGCTGTACTTGCGACACAAGCAGGTTATCGCGCTCATCGCCAAACGGGGGCTTGTTGAATTTGTCCTTGCGCACATCGGCCATCGTGAAGAACCGGGCATACTGGTCAATCTCCTGGATTGCCAGCGCCCGATCTGTTACCCGAATATCCTCAAACTTAGCACGCAAGTTGACGCCGTACAGTGGCAACACGCTCTTGGTGATACGCTGCGCAATGGCAACCATGCTCGGCCACATCGCCAGGTCGGTCAAGGTTGCCTTGCCGGTTTTGGCGTTGGCTTCCGTGGCGTTGATTGCCAGGATAGACGCCAGGCCGGGGGCGATGGAGGCAAACATCTCCTCACGGGATAATTGGCGGGATTGCAGGAATTGCATCTCGTCTTGTGTCGCGCCCATCGCCAGCCAGTTCACGCCCTTGCCCACATTCTGCGCGAACAACGGGCCGGAACGATTGACGCCGCCCCATTGCGCTCGCAGGTCTTTTTTCATCTGATCCCAAATGGGCTGGGCGATGCTGTCAGAGTACGCCAACATTCCGGGTACTTTTGCATTGTCCTTGCCAAAGTAGTTGGCGTTGTACTTGACCATGTTGGTGTCAGTCTCGGCGGTCATGAAGAGCGGCTGCGCTTTGCCCATGCCGATAAACACACTGCCCGGATTGAACGCTTTGAAGTGAACCACCTGCTCGACGGGTATCTCGTAGGTATTGCCATTGCCAGGGCGGTATTCGTAGTTTTTGAGGAACAGCACGCCATCTGGGATAGGCGTCACTTGGTTCGGAGGCATGACCCAAATCTCTGGGGGAGTGGTTGATCCTTTTGGAATATTCAACCACCAGTAACAATTACCCACCAGGCGCAAAAACGCGAATGTCGCTTGCATAAACTCAAACCTGCTCATCAGCGGGTTGGGGTCATCCAACAACATCTCGAATGGGTGGTTGGGTATGTCGGTTTCGTCCTCGCCGTTCACCTGGTAGACGTTCAGCGCCGTGGCTGCGCAAAGTGCAGAGTAGATTTCGATGGCGGAATTGATGCCGGTGACCTTGCCGTAGAGGTCGATCTGGCTATCATACTGGCTGCCGTCGCCCATGTTCCAGCGCTCCGCCTCCGCCGCGCCCAATGCCCAGCCTGGGTACTGCGCGGCCTTTGCTTTCAGCGCCGCGACTTCTTGCGCCAGTGCCGCGATCTTGTCCCTGCCTGTCCATCTGTCAAATATGCTCATACCTATCCTTAGCCTACCAGGTATTGTGCTGGTACGCTGCCTGTAATGCCAACAACATCATACCTCAGCGCGTCGATCAAGTGAAACGTTTCTTTGTCCTTGATCTTCTCGGTCGGCTGCCCCCGATCATCCGTCTCGCGTGCGTAAATACCAACCTCATCGACCAACAGACGCGCCGCCTTTTTGAACATAAACATCCGCTTGCTTTTGAGCAGCTCTATGATGCGATCTAATCCAGACTCTACGCTGTCGATCGTGGGCTCTCGCAGTGGAACGCCGTACTCCTGCCAATCAGCGCGGTTCTGCACCTCGCTGCCGCTGCCGCCCGTCCACAAAACGACATTCTCGCCCATCACAGACTTCAACGCCGCCTCAGTATGCTCACGGGTGGGTTTGCGCTCTTCCAGCGTGCAGCGGTAGACATAATAGCAGTTGGTCGCCGGGTTGAGCGCAATGTACACACAGCCGATGTGAATACCGGAAGGGTCAACGCCCACGTATCGCGGCCATTCTGGGGGGATAGAGAAGTCATCCACCACATGCAGCGCCGCGTCGAAGTCGCTGAATATCATCCCGGCGGGCCGCGTGAAATTGCCGTTGTAAAACATCTCAAATTTCCAGGCTGCCATCGTTCGCTTGACCCGGTCGTATTCGGCGCGTGGGAAAGCCGGGTTCATAATCGACTTGAAATTGACCACGCGATAATCAGGGTCGCCGGCTGTCCAGCGGTCATAGACCTCGGTTTTCAGCCAGCCTAAATTATACGGCGTGGTCGTTATCAGGATGCGTCCCTGGTTCAGCGCCAATCGCCGCTGTACCGCCTCAAAACTGGACAGTCTAAACTCATCCATTCCAGCCTCATCCAGCCATGCCGCTTTTGCCGTTGCGCTTTCAAGTCCGCCCTCAGCCGATGCGCTCCGCAGGATGACGCGCGTCTTTCCGTTAGGCGACAATATCACCCGGTCGGATGCGATCCACTGCCAACCCATGAGGGTGCAAAAGATATACTTCATTTCGGGCAGCATTTTGAGCTTGAACAAATCATAACTGGCTGTGGCCGCGATATAGTCACCATCGCCTTGACGCTGGATTTCACGCGACAACCAAAAACCACCAAACGATGTCTTACCACTTTGCGCCCCGCTTATTACCGCGACAAATCGCTCCTCGGCGTCCCACGCCCGCGACTGCCCAGGGTGCAGGTGCAGCCGAACGCCCTTGCCGCGCCCGGTCACAAAGGCAGGGACGATGGGTTTACTTATCGCTGGGGTCGCTGTCGCTGCTATCACTGCGCTCTACCTCGATAAACTTGATGGGTTCGCCATCCTTGCCAGTCAACTCGTGCACGTCTGGCACTTTGCCATAAGCCACATTCAGCACGTATTCGATGCGCCGCCAATCCTTGCTGTGGATGCTGCCCGTAATCAGCGCCTGCACGTTGGTGATTTCCTGCCCGTCAATGATGATCGGCTTGCCGCTTGCGTCCGTGGCGATCTTGGTTAGCTCCGCCAGGACAAGGCGCTTGAGGGCGTCCATCGTCTTGGGTCTGCCCTTGCGATTTATGCGCGGGTCGCCTTTGACAAATCCCTTGCCGGTTGCGCCGCCGGGCATGGGTTGTTTTTTAGTTGTATTACTACCGTCGCCCGGGCTATCGCTCATGCTGTCACCTGGACGGGCGTGGAGTATTTATAATTTATTGATATTAGTCCTAACTTGTCCGCCATCCTATCTCTCAGATCTCGGCTCGATAGCACGACTTGACTACCCGGCATCGGATAGCCGCAGTATGTCAGTAAATGCGACAGTCCGCGCGCTTCTAACTGTTCCGTGTAAATGCTTTCATCAACCGACGGCTCTGGCTCTTTTCCCAGACTATCCACCTCGTCTGGCGTGCATCTTCGCAAACACGCACGCCAAATCATGCGCGCGCCAGAACGCTGCCGGAATACGCTAAACCTTATGTTTCTTGATTTAATTTCCGCAACAAACATTTTGAATTGTTCGTGCGTCACATGATCTATTTTTTTAAGGTCATACGTCCACATCGGTGTGTGCGGAGAAGGATCAAGACGCGTTAACTTTACCGCTATCTTTGGATGCGTTTTTACAGAATTAGGAACACGCGCCGCAAACGACATCATGGCGTCGAATGTTCCAGGGAGTCCGGTGATAAAGAAAAATTCTGACGGTTGATTTTGTTGTTCGAGACATGCAATCAACTCAAATACATTTGCGTCGCTGATATATTTACCAAATGTCTTGCGGTGATCTTCGCAAAATCCTTCAATGCCAAAATGCAATATTCCGCTCGATTTATGCAATTCTGGATTTTTGAGATAGTCAACCACTCTCACGGATTGCGCATTAATTGACTTTGACACATGGTCTATTTGTGCGCTGTCGTTTGTAACCAGTGTTAATTTTGCGCGCTTCTTTTCTGCGTATGCTATAGCGCCATTGATTCGCGCTGGAGAATTGCTCCATCCCTGATAAGCAAAACTTGTCTCGCAAAACAAGCACTTCCCCTTACACCCCCTTCCGGCTTGATAGTAATAAGCGCCTGACGTAATCCTGACTAACGGTAGCGTTTTTTCGTCAATTCTATAAGATGGCACAACGCACGTTTTTTCGCGTGTCATCACAAACGGAAGCGAATATAAATCATTCGCGCTTTTTGCACTAGAGAGAGCTTCGAAAAAATCAAAACCCTCGCCAACATTCAGGGCATCGCAATATCTTAAAAGATATTCTCCGCCAAAACACTCAAAACCTCCGGCGATCAGAGGGCGCGTTCCGGCTTTTTTGCGCGCCAATCTCACAAAGCCTAAATCGTCTGGATCGTCTACTGTGATTAATAAAATGTCAGCATCTTCAACGCTCGAAAAAACAACACCAAACGACTGCGCTATCGCGTCGATTGTGCGATGTGTCAGCTTATATTTTTTATCGTCCGGCAATAAATAGCACGATTTCAACCGATCAACTCCTGGCATAGTGCCAAAATCGCAGCTTCTGGATTGTCGCCGTACTTCTCTGTTATCGACTCTATTGTTCTGTCAACCATGCCGGCATCCATAAGCGCCGAAAATCTACCAAAACCAACAACAATCTTTCCGTTTACGCTAGCCATCCTGTAGTTATGACTGTCGGAAAAATTACCATCGTCTATAATCGGTATCGCCAACTGCAACTCTCGCTCGTCAAACCCCCATTCCAGCAAGTCGGGGACTTCAAACCTATTCGCCAGGGCGTCGAAGTCCCAATTTCCGGTATTCTTGTTCAGGCGGATATTAAGCTCCTCGACTTCCTTATCCGTCAGCAACCGGGAAGGATACCAGCACTCCACTCGCTTGACCTTATCGGCGCGCAAAATGTGTAACCGCTGATGTCCACCAATCACGGTATTAGCCGAGTCAAGGTTGATAATCGGCTTGTCGATCATGCCGAATTTATCAAGGCTGGTCTTGAGTTGGTCAAATTGCGCCTTGCTCAGGCTGCGCGGGTTTTTGTAATAATCTGTCAGGGTGGATATATCCACGGTGCGCAATGTCCAGGTAATCGGCTCTGTCATTTCTTGCCTCTTAGCACATCGATCACGTACCCGATCAGCGTCCCCATGCCAACGGATACCGCGCCCAGGGCAAAATCGGCCAGGTTTTCGTCGGCGGTGGTTGCGCGTCCGTGCTGGCGATTGATCAAGGTGAACGCGCCGCCCAGGAGCAGCCCACCCTCGGCGTAGTGGCTCAGCGCGCCAATGTCCTTCTCGCCGAACACGTGACACAGCAAGCGATCTGTCTGGTGTGCGGCCAATCCAACCGCGGCGCAAATTGCCATTGATGCGAGTACAGGTAGTTTCACTTCAACGCGCCTCCGCCGGCCAATCTCGCTCCAGGCTTGGGCTTTTCCTCTGGCTCCTCATCCTCGAACGGTACAGGTATTTGCCCCAGGCTGCGGATTTGATAGCTCAGGCGCTTCGCCCAATCCTCGAATTTCCGGCTGCGGACGCGCTCGGCCTCGATGGTTTGCTCCAGCGTCATGTTGGACGCTTCCAGTGCATCGATGCGCTTTTCAAGCGCTCCCACCTTCGCGGCCATGCGTAGGTTTTCGTTCGCCACGGTCGCCGCGGCCTGGGCGTACTTGTTGGCGGCGTCCCCGTCTAATTGCTGGTTTTCGTGAGGTGTCTTTTTTAGGGACGTGATCACCGTCACACCAGCGCCAACCAGGGACACCAGCGCCAATACCAGCGTAATGGTGGTTTCGATGCTCATTGCGTCCCCTTGCTTCTCAGGCTATAAATCGCCCCGGCCAGGATGGTCGATACCAGCAGGAACACAGCCAGCCTACCAAAGACCGGTGGCAAGGTCACGCCATCTTCAGCAACCCAAACGCCGCACAGGTTCATCGCGAACACGATCCCCAACCATGCGATTGCCACGGCGCGGGGAATGCGAATCCAGCGATGCTCCGAATACTTGATGATCAGCCGGATGTCAGCAGTTACCACCGCTGCGCACATGATCACGATTACCAGCGCCATCGCATCGTTGAATGTCATTGCGGCTTTGTATCTGCGTCTAACCCGGCTCTCGTCACATACGCTTGAGCCTGCAGCGTGTTCTGTCCGGCGGAATACTTCGCAACGTCCGCATGGATGGACGCGGTATTCTCCACCGTGTAACCGATAATGATTGCCACGATGACCGGCTGCCAGATACCCCAAATGGTCAAAACGATCTTAACGCTATCCGGGGCCAGGAATAGCGCCAGGGTGACACCTAATGTGCCGGTCACAGCGTCTAAAATTGCAAGCCAAAAGCGGCGTGATTGAAAAAGAGCGGGCATACGGACCTCCACGAAAGATATTAATACGCAATGCCATTATAGCACTTTCGCAAAGTAATACAACCGGATAAAACGCAAAAACGGCGCATTGCTGCGCCGTTTGGTTTTTATTCGTGTTTCGCCTGGAAAGTGCCAATGTTATCGTTCCCGTTATCGATAACATTGGCATTACAGACGGGAACACACAGGTCTATTTCTGGTTCTTCCAGGTCTGATATTCCTGCACATCCTCAAAGCACTTGTAACCGCCGCACACCTTGACGACTACCGAGTAATGCTCAAATACCCACGGCTTGCGGCGCTTCAAGTCCTGGCGACTGGTGGCCTCGACAAAACACACCGGGTTGAAATATTTTGGCGTAGGCGAGATTGGCTTAGCAGGTCTCCCGCCCCGTTTGCCATTCTCCCGGCTGCTGGCGGCTTTCGCCGGGGTCTTGACGCTGCCCAGGACGGAGGCTGCGCTGCTGTATTGTAATTTTGCGCTAATCCAGTCGGCGCCTGGGGTAAATTCTTGGTCGTGTTTTGTGGTCATTTCAAAAACCTTTCTCCTGGTCTTTTCCCCGGCCAGGAGGGAATTATGATTATGATTCCTCGTCGTACAATCCGCTGTCTACGTAGAGCGCTTGCAACAATTCTTCGCGAGTCGGCACGGGCAGTTTGCCGCTATCTTCTTCGTTTTTAATTGTATTTTCGGCTTCCAAAATCGACACACATGCGTTCCAGATGGTCAAGTCTGGATCTCCTGAAAAACAATCGCAAGGCGCTTTTACCGTATTCAAGTAGTTCTTGACTTCCTCGATCGTTGACATGGCATTGAGCTTGTCCTTGATTTCCTGCGCCACATCGTAAGATGTGATTTCTACTGTCTTGATTGTCATTTCATTTTCTCCTGTTTGGTTTGTCTGTCTAACTTACAATATTATATACCTAACGTTAGGTTATGTACAGTGTAAGATGTAATAAAAATGTAATAGGTTTTACTATGACATTAAGCAAAAACCCCCGTTTCCGGGGGTCTGGTCGTGCACGTCGGCGAAGATGACCGGCCAATACTCGGTATCGCCGGGTAGCGCGGCGTAACTTTCCAGAGGGGTGATGGTGGGCGGGGTCATTCGCTCACCTCCACCACCACGCCCGCGCCCGTTGCGCAGGATGCCGATTGCATGGCTGGCGTTATCCCTGCCAGTGTGCGCAGGATGCGCTATCAGCCATCCTGCTTACCAGTGGCAATGATAAAAATTACTTAGATTATTGCTACGGGTCAAAACTCCTGGGCTTTACATACCCATCTATATAGCCGTCCTCATAGTCTGTATAATAACAATTAACAGCATCCACAATTACCATCAACACACCCCGGCGAGTCTGTCGAGTCAAAAACGCCAACTTCCTAAAAAATTTTAACATTTTTATTTATCCTTTATTTAATTAAGGGCATACAGACTCCGGCGAGACTCGGACTCGCTAGACTCTTTCACTATTGGCATAGCGAATTACGCATACATTCCTCGGCCAGAGGATCGCACCGCTTTACTAGAGTCGTATCCAAATAGCACCAGCGCAGATAAAAATGCTTCCGCTACTCTACCCCAGCCACGAGGCTTCCATCACGTAACACATTTATCACTTCTGGGGATTTACTTTGCAGGTATTTCCCCGCTGTAGCCCGGAGTCTGTATGCCCTTAATTGTTAATGTTCTATAACCACCTTACTGCTTTAGATCATTCAGGCTTACCGATAGCCGGGATTTTGTCTGTCTGTCTAACTTACAATATTATATACCTAACGTTAGGTTGTGTCAAGGATAAACAGACACCAATACCAGACCAATATCAAGACCATATATTATCTATGGTTGCGGCTCTGCCCTTCTCACGCCCTTCGCCGCGTCTCTCCATCCCGCTAACCATTCGCGCCAGGCGTGCGTGCTGACGATAAACGGGCATGGGTGATACTCCTCATCCGCGTACGCCGTAAATCCCAGGTCGTAGGCAGGTGCATTGGCGATTTCAACGTCTGGCTGGTCACCGCGCAGTCTGGCGTTCTCTTGCTGCAAGAGTATGATTTCGCCGCGCAACGGTGCAGCCATGTTGAGCAGTTCCGCAATCCGCAAGCCCTGGGCAGCGATTTCGGCGGCCATCTCCCGCCCGTCGTTCTCAAGTTGCAATATGCGCATGGCGTCGGCGGCGTGCTGCTGGCGCAGGTGCTCAAGCTCAAGCTCCTGGGCGTCCTCGATAGGGCGGGCGTTCCAACGACCGGCGCTCAGGAAAGCGCCGCACTCGCACTGTACTATTTTCGCACTGTTCCCGGCGTCATACGGAATTTTTATCGCCATCTTTTTTGGAGTTTTCCCGCAAAACGGGCAGGGTTTCAGTTCGGTTTGTTCGCTCATTCTTCCTCCATTTCTGCCTTAATAATATTCAGTGCCTCAGTAAAACTCGTTACCTGGTGCACTTGGCCGCGCCAGTTTGCGCGCCAGGCTTTCTGTTCGGCGAAGTGCTCCCGGTGCTTGCTTTCCCGGTCGAGTCCCGGCGTCTTGATCTCGAAAAGCCAGTTGCGGCCATACAACCCGATCAGCACATCCGGCGCACCCTTGATCCCGATGGCGTGCAAGTCAAGGACACTCGCGCCGACTGCGAGAAAATCCGCAACGATGGCGGGCTGTGCGGTGTCGGTTCGGCGGGCGTGGGTCATGCTAGCACCTCGATCAGTTGGCGGCCTATCCACTCGGTGTATCGCCAGGGAATTGCTTGTGATAATTCGGCTTTAGTCATCCAATCAATCCCCATCGCCTTACGACCGTCCTCTGCGATGTAATCGTTTCCGGTTATTGTCAGGAAATCGTATAGTTTCAGGCTTGGAGTAACCCTTCCGTTTTCTTTCCAGGCTGCGTTGCCGGAACACGTTCCCCAATGGTTGCACTGTCCAGGGGGAAAATAAATCGGCGGCCACGTTTCAAATTCTCGGTGCCGGATCACTCGCAAGTCTGTAAACATCGTGCCGCAAAGCATAACGGGATTATTAAGCGGCGCTCCTGGTACATTTTCGATAACCCACGGTTTTCCAATCGACTGAAGAATTGGCCGCAGGGGAGTGATAAAGTCCGGATAATCGCGCTTGTGGATGGCGTTCAGTTTTGAAAACCGCTTGCAAACTGGGCTTGCATGTATCGCGTCAATATCAGACAGGATAAGCGCACGCGGCCCAATCGGCCTACCCTCAAGTAACTCAGCCAACAGCGCCAGCGCATCCCCCTGGATAAACTCATCCCCGCAATAGTGCGGCTGCGGCTCAATATCGATACCAATGACGTAAAATCCAGCCTGCTGGTATCCTTTGGTGCATCCACCGGCCTTGCAAAAAGTGTCCAGCATTATTGGTTTAGTCATGCGCTCATCCTCCAATTGGTCTGTATCTCGCTCGCCGGTGGTCGCACCATCGTTACCCCGCTATTGGGGCAACACGGAAGCGGCGCGGCGGTCATCACGATCAGGCAGCACTCCCAATACCTGCTGCAATACTCGCAGTTGGTCAGTCGCCGGGTGGCGATATGGCGCTTGGCGCGCTTGCGCTCATTTTCGGCGTGACGATCACGCCGCGGAAGCGCCAGGTGGCGGAGCTTGTTGCAGACCTTACACTCACTCATGTAAGCCGCGCCGCGGCGATAAAACTCTGTCGTGTCCTTGTACTGTTTACAGGCGGTGCACCAGCGAAGCTCGCTCATGGCTGCGCCTCGTCAGGCTCCGGGGCAGGCGGGAAGGGGCATCCAATGGGTGACACTTGTTAGGGCTTGACTATCGCACAAATAAAATACGCCATCGAACATAATGGCGATAAACGCGCCGGGGTCACATTCTTCTTCTGCGTTAAATGCTAGAAATTCATCCCCTTCTGCCGGCAGTCTCTCGCTCACCTTCACCCATGCGCTCGCCGCCTCCAGAGCAGCTTCGTGCTCAAGCGCACCGCGCCCGTAACCACACATTTGCACCAGCGCCAACTCTGCCGCCTCGATGGTCGTTGGCTTGCAGTCGGCGTTGTAGCACGAATCCGCCTCAATGATGGTGCGCTCCAGACTGGCGATGCGCGCAGTCTGGGCGTCGTGGTAGTTTTTGATATTTGTTTCCTCGCCGCAAAACGGGCAGGGGCGAAGGTTGCTTGATTGGTTGGTATCGCTCATCGTCATTTGTCCTTTTGGCGCTCCCGCGCCGGTGGTCGCGTGGCGCTCAGTGCGCCTGTACGTCGCCCACTCTGAAATATTCCGGCTGCATGATCTGAATAAATGTGCCGGTTGCACCCATTGTGTTTTTGTCAACCAATCCCTCGACCGTGTTGGAGTATCCATCACCAGCGCGCTCGCGCTTGAGCATAACTACCAGGTTTGCTTTATCGCTTTTCTCGCCTGCTCCACGCATATCAGACCGGTTCACTTTCTCAAAGCTGGTATCCTTCCCGGCCTTGCTCATCTGCGTAATCATCAAGACGGGTATGCCGGTCGTTTCTGCGAAGTTCTTGATCTGCTCCACGTTATCCGCTTCCCGCTGATAAGTATTGCTTCCAAACATCTGCAATTGTCGCCGGCTGGCCGCGGCCTTCTCTAAGTAGTCCAGTACCACCACATCGCACAGGCCATCGGCGCAAAGGCGGCCTAATTCTGCGGTGGTTCGTTCCATGCTCCATCCCGGCGTATGGGCGTAAGAGATAAAACCATCCCAGGATAACAAGCGCGGGCGCATGGATGCTATCAGTTCTTTTTGTCCGGGCGTTAGTTTCCCCTCTTTCATCGCTCTGGTGGTTATGCTGGTGTGGCGGGCAATCCGGCGTAACATCATCAGCTTGCGGTTTAGTTCGTAATGCACGAATACCACCTTGTTTTTATGCGCCGCCCAATATTCGGCAATCGACTCGGCGTAGATGGTTTTACCTTGACCGTCCGGGGCTGTAATCACTCCCAACATACCCTCTTCAAGCGGGTCGATCAAGCTGCGCCAGGACTGCCACGGCCAGGTTAGCACTTTGCGCTCGCCCTCGGGCGTGTTGGCAATGCGCTCATACTGCTCGATCATCTGGTCGCTAAAGTCAAAAGACTCCGGCCAGGTCATCAGCGCGTCGGTATCTCCACCGCCCAGGCGCGCCAGGGTATCGGCAAGCCATCGCCGTAAATCTTCCGGCTCTTCTTCGGCCATACATCGGCGGAGTAGCTCTTTCGCCAGGGCTTCGTAAACTGCAATGTCGGGGTTCATGCGTTTGCCTCCACGATCTGGCCGTCCGCCAGTTCAATCATGATTTTACCGGTGGGCTTTGGTGTTTCTGGAGCGGGCGCCTTAAACGCTTGAATGCGCTTTGCCACTTGATAGCGCACTGATTTTAGTATCTGCTGCGCTCCACGGGCCACAATATCTTTACCACGAAAGTATTCTATTGCGCCGCTTATATCCTCCTGTACCACTCCCATTTTTACCATTTCGTTTATTGCTTCTATATCTGATTGGGTCATTGGGTATCCTGTACTTTGCTCCACCATTTTTTGAATTTCGGGAAACCTATCTTGCTTATTCTCTTCTTGGTCTATTGATGGTGTCTTAAGAGTCTTATTCGTGTCAAATTCTTTTACACCTGGTGTAAGATTATTTGACACCTGCTGTAAGGTTTCTTTACACCCGCTGTCAAATTCTTTGACACCCCCGTCAAAAGCGATCATCTTTATTCCGGCCTTACCGGTGTCTTTATAAACCGTGGAATGGCCTGGGCGCTTGACTTCTTCAAGGTATCCATCTTCTACCAGTCCTGGAATGTAGCCGTTGAACGTCTGCCGACTTACGCCGATAATATTGGATAGCGTTTCTTGCGATGCAAAGCACACCCCGCCGTCCATCTGGCAATGTCGCCATATTACCCCAAACACAGCGGAGGCAGTAAGTCCTTGTTTTTCAATGATCGAATCAAGAAGGGGTGTCCAACCCTGAACGTCGCGGAGATTAGTCTTGCTCATACAATCCTTAGCAAAAACCCGCCATCTACGCTTTTCCGGTTCTTGCTGATGGAATCGGGTGTATGCGTAAATAGCGGGTCTTTGCCGGAAAATAAAAACACCTCGGTTCCATCAGCAACGATATTATAACACATTTCTCGATTTGCTCCACCCAAACCTCTTAGCCAGTCCAAAGATACTCGCCACTGTCACCGCGCCGGCCACATTCCCCCCCGCCTTGAATGACCGCCACTTGACTTCGATCTCCCCTTGCTTGCCGTCTCCCCAGGCTTCGGCCAGGGGATAACCGCCCTCCCCAAATTCGGCGTGAATTGCCATAAGAACGCTCACCCATTCGTCGTATTGGATTTGCCAGGGGGGTATGAATTTCAGGGCGTCGGCCACTTCCTGCTGTGTGGCTGGTGCGTGGTAATCCTTGCTAATGGCCTTGTGCTTTTCCTTGCCCCCGCTTTCCTGGTATTGGGCAATGAGTTTCTTGATCGCGTCAAGCGGTAAGACCTGGTTGAAGTATTCAAACTGGCAACCCTTTGAACCGTAAAAAAAGCGAACGGCATCCTTGCACTTCCGGTCTGCCGTTCCAAACACCCACAATAAAGCCGCCGCCGCCAGGGCGTAATTAGCCGCTTGCATGATGGGCGTGTCGATCACGAAGATAGCGCGTGCGCGGGGCTTCTCTTCTGTGTGGCTCACCGTGGTATAGATAAACGCCCCGTATTTCTGGATAAACTTATCTTGGGATAAAACTGCCAATGAGCTCGTCTTGTCTTCGTTGTCGAAGTCTACCCCCAGGTGCTGCCCACAAATATAATTTTCTCCCGTTCTCCAATGGTCTTTGTGCCATGTGGTTATTGGTCTACCGTCATAAGTGGATTGCATGAGCATATCGGTACTGATTTGCCGATTGTCAAAGCTGGCGTTGAACGCCGCCCAGGATGGGTCGCCAGGCGGTAGTTTCCCGGCTGGTATCACCCTGGATACTGCGATTTTATAATTTGTGTCGCCGATCATTTCTCATTCCCCCAAAGCCGCGCCCGCAACCGGTTATATTCCCTCGTCTGGCGCTTGATCTGCCAGGCCATAATCGCAAACTCAAGCCAATAAAATAACTTACGCATACGAACCTCCATGAAACAAAATGCCTTTCACAAGGCGCCTGGCTCTTGGCGTTCCGCAGGTGTACGGAAAGCTAAGCGCCTTGTGAAAGGCAATCACCTGAACCTTAAACGGCGCCAACCGTTGACAAATTCATTTTACCACGCTTCCGGGGCAAAGTCAACCGCCGGCCCGGATGCAGGCGGCGTCATGCGCCCGCCTTGCAGACTTCGCAATCGCACAAATTTTCCCACTCCCACCAGTCCGGGAGCAAACCGCCATCCTCTTCGGTAAACTCAAACCCCGCCGCCCTTGCGTTCGCCTGGGTGAGCGGCTTGCCGTCGCATCCGGGCAGGCGCGTCAGGCGAACGTCCTCATAGTGGCAATCATCCATCGGCAGCGGGCAGGTGCGCAGGAAGCGGGCTTTCGCCTGGCCGCGGGTCTGGCCGTGGCAAAGCTGAACCCAGTCCACGCCGGCGAAGCGGGCGATGTAGGCAAGAAAGGGAAGCCGGGTGGTCATCCCGGCTCCAGCGTCTTGCTGTCGTTCTCCGCCTTGATTGCTCTCGCCTGCATCCGGTCGAACAGCGCAGTCAATCCGGCGATCAAGGTCTCGTCCTCATCGAGGATGCGCTGCTGCTGATAGCGCCGATTGGCTGCCGCCTGCATCCCGGCGGCCAGGGCATCGTTCATGCTGGTAAGGCTGGCGTTGGCGGCGCGGAGCTTTGCGCACTCCGCTTGCATCCCGCCGATGAAGTCGGACTGCTGCGCAAGCGCGGCCTCTTTGCCGGGGTCATCGTTCAGACGATGGATTTCTTCGCCCTGGTCGTTGAGCCGCTGCGATAGTTTCGTGCTCTCCACTCTGACCGCGTGCAACGTATCGCGCAGTTCTCTGGCCTGGCTCATCCAATCATCCCGGTTGGCGCGCAGGGCGTCACGATCACGCTGCGCCTGCGCCAGGCATTCGGCCAGGTTAACTTTCTGCGCCAGGATGGTGTCGTAATTCTGGCGAAGGCCGGCGTTGTCCTGCTTGAGTTGCGATATTTTATTGAGCACCTTCAGTGCCCATTTGCGTTGTCCTTCTGTAAAGCGTTTCATGTGTTCGCCTCTTGTATAACGTATAATGTTTTGAATGTGTCACTGTTAGGTTAGCGCCTGGGTCTGTTCCCTTCTTTATTTTCGGGTCTCGTTTTGAGCGGTTCAACCGCATAGTACCGATTAGGTTGACCGTCTATTTACCGACCCAGGCGCTTCGGTGCGGCGATTGGCCGCGTGCCTACAACTTGCGTACCTTCAACTCGTGGATTGCCCAGTTCTTCCGCTCCCCATCAATCGCGCCCGATGCGCTCAGGATACCCCTCAACCATGCCGCGACTGCGGGCGTGACGGTGTAGGCCATACCTGGCGGCTCTTGGTGCGTTGCAGTCCCGGCCATGTCGAGGATTTTCGATAGCGTCCCGGCGGGCATGGCGATGAGAGGCTCTGGCTGCTCCAGGAGGGCGGCGGCGCGGGTGAGGGCGGCTTGAGAAACACGAATAGACCCAATAGCTTCCTGGGTTGCCCGTGACGACCGTTCTCCCGCTATAAACGATAGCACTCTTTCTAGGTCCCTCGAGCTGCCCTCGAGCTGCCCTCGCGCCGCTTCAATTTCCTGCTTGATCTGTGCGTTCATTTCTCAT